CCGGACTGAACTCAAACTCGAGCTCCACCTCGGCGACCTCTTCTTCGCCGTTGGTAGTCTTGCGAGCAGGTCCAGAACTTGCAACGATATTTGGATACGCGCGGAGTTTCTCGTTTCCGTCCTCATCAAAGACGTCTACTGCGACATACCCACTTGGATGTACCGAGTTTTCGCCATAAGCAAAAACGTTGTCTGCCAAAGTGTCGAGCTCCATGCCAAATGCAGCCACAAATAGGCGATATGGCATATGGACTGACACCTTAACAGTGCCACATCCAGTGCCACGAGTTGAGCGCTTGCGCACTACGCCTCTGCACTTTTTAACCACCTTGCGAACTTCGCACTCTTCTTCGATGGAACCAACACATGGCACTGACATTGCCGAGGCCATCCCATCGAATTTAAAAGATAACTTTTTGACTTCGAACTCAGAAAAAACTGAATCAGTTGCAGTTGTAGCCATTAGTCATCCTCCAATCCATTAATCATCTGTTGTATACAAAGATCTATTACATGCGGAGCCGCAGCTTCGCCGCCCCGTCTAAAAAAAATGTTGGTTGCCGGCGTGGCGCTTAGTGTTTGAGCCATCATCCGGAAAATACACATATAGCCTCTTGGTCACAGCGCCAATTGTCACCTGCAAATTACCAGGCGTAATGCGCGACCAGTTCGTGCCCTTAACCCCGGACGTGTGGCCCTTAAAGCGCCTGCCGGATTTCGGCATTAAAGCGTCAATGCATTTGACGATATAGTCAGCTCCATCGCCCTTAAACACCTTATTAATGGCAGCCTCGGAAACCTCCGACCATTGAGCAGCTGCCGACATTAGTCGGTCGAGCTCGCTCGCATCCAGCTCGAATGTGCTTTCGCTTGCCACTAGTAAGCCTTTACGCTCTTACGGAAGGTAATGCCCATGACCTCGACCACAGCACCAGTACTCGGCTTTTGTACGTACTCGTAAGCGACATCTGCATCTGCCTCGCGCATGCCAGGCAGAGCACACACCGCCTCGCGCACTTTATCCTCGACATCCTCATCGATGTAATCCTCGTGCACGTAGCCAACAAACACGAGCTTGTCTCGAGCGGTCTTATTAGCGTTCGAGCGCGTATTGATGCGCCTAAAAACGATATAATTCCAATCCTCGTTAGGCTGCGCATCGTGCACCCCGTAGTACACCGGCAGGCCGAGTGTTTTTAGAGCCTCTTCGATGTCGTCGAGCATTAATCTACCTCCTCGAGATCTCGCACGTATTCTAAGTACAAATACGCTTGCGTTAGATCAGCGCTGCGATCAAGTGAGCCAATGTTATAAAGCTCGCGCATTATAATCACTTTGTCGCCAGGCTTCGCTTCCGGTACATTGCGAATACGTATCTTGATAGCAAGCGAGATGCCAATCTGTTCGGCAAACTCGACATCCTGTGCTCGCACGCTCATCCGCGAGTAATGCGAGCACTCATACACATCAAGGTCGTCCATCGTGCGTATGTTGTGTCGAGCGCCGAACGAACTGCTCTCGGCTGCATCGCGAGCGAGCTCGCAAACGCCATCGTTAAAAGCTGGCCATTTACTCCTCATTGTTTGTCGCCTCCACAAACTGAGATGCCAGGCGAGCGTCCATGCACTTTGCAATCTCGTAAGCATAATCGCTTGCGAACTGCTCTGCCGCATGGTTAAATTCGTAAAAGCAATAATTGACCAAAAGAGATCTTTCGCGAGAGGGCTGTGCCCAATCGAACGCAGCCGCCTCATCGGCAGTCATTCCCAAATCTGGAGCGAGCAGCGCAACAGCATCCGGGATGATGTCGTTGCTTAGTCGCTCCGCATCATAAGCATTAAGGCAGCTCACATTGAGCTTGCGCTTAAGTTGCTCGAGGATCTCGTTAGCTGTTGCGTCAATCATCGCTTAACTCCTAGGCTACATCTGTGATGTCGCGTACTGGATAGGCATACTCTTCGAGTGCGCTAATGTCGAGTACGACAGAGCATGTCTTGTCGTACGAGCGACCATTTGCATGCGTTGCTACACGGAAGGTACGAGTGCGATCCAAAAAGCCGACGCTGTCGTCATATTCGATCGCGCCATTTTTGCTGCCTCCGACTGCGAGAGTATAGCGACCAGGTAATGTAAGGATCGCGCGATTGGACGCAACTCGGTTGGAGATAATAACCTTTGTCGCAAATGGGAAGTTGCCAGCTTTATAGCCGTTGTCTGTTGTTGCAGTTGTTGCTG